CGCTACCCTGGAGGCAAGTCCCGTGCTTGCGCCAAGATGGACCCATATTTTCCCGACCTTCGAAACTATGATGAGTTTCGTGAACCGTTTCTTGGTGGTGGAAGTGTTGCAATTCATATCACTAAGAAATATCCTTACCTAGATATTTGGGTGAATGATCTTTATGAACCTCTTGTGAACTTCTGGCAGCAGCTCCAGATGCTTGGTCCTGATCTAAAGGATAAACTGGTAGATCTTAAATCAATACACAATAATCCAGCATCTGCAAAGGAACTGTTTCTCGCAAGTAAGGAGAAGGTCAATGACCAAAGTTTGCCCAGTCTTGATCGTGCTGTGGCTTTCTATGTTGTTAATAAGTGTTCTTTCAGTGGTCTCACAGAGAGTTCATCATTTTCAGAACAAGCATCCAATTCCAACTTCAGTTTGCGAGGGATCGAAAAACTGTCTGCGTATTCTGAATTAATCTCTAAGTGGCGCATAACTAATTATTCCTATGACTATCTAATGGATGGAAACAAAGGTGCTTTTATGTATCTCGATCCTCCTTATGACATTAAGGATAATCTCTATGGGAATAGGGGATCAATGCACAAAGGATTTGATCACGATAAGTTTGCTGCTGACTGCGATGCTAACGATATGGATCAGTTAGTAAGTTATAACTCTAATCAACTTGTAAAAGATCGCTTTAAGAACTGGAACGCCGCTGAGTTTGATTTGACTTATACGATGCGTTCTGTGGGCGAATATATGCGTGAGCAAAAACAACGTAAAGAACTGCTACTGTTTAATTATGGAATTGAAGGATTGGTTGAACTCAATTAACTTTACAAAAGAAGATTTATCAGAAAATATAAAAAATTATTCTCCATATATTATAAATCGTTGTCTTTCGGGGCACATTGACTGCATTATGTATGCCAATGAAATGAATATTAATCATCACCTCGATAAAGATATGCAATATTCTTTTTTTCTAAATACTATAAGAAAAAGGAAGAGATTTTCTCCCTGGCTCCGTAAAGATGAAATCAAAGACTTAGAGTGTGTAAAACAATACTATGGTTATAGTAATGAAAAAGCATCTCAAGCACTTAAAATTTTGTCAAAAGAGCAAATCAACTTTATTAAAAAACGACTTGAAATTGGCGGAACAAAATGACAACTCAAACAATTGAACCTCAGGTAAATTGGTCGCAAGATCAAATGGTAGAAGTTATTCTCAACGAACCCGATGACTTCCTTAAAGTTCGAGAAACTCTAACTCGTATCGGGGTTGCATCCAGAAAGGAGAAAAAACTCTATCAGTCTTGCCATATTTTGCATAAGCAAGGTAGATACTACATTGTTCACTTTAAGGAACTATTTGCTTTGGATGGCAAACACGCTAATCTGACTGTGAATGATGTTCAACGCCGTAACCGTATTGTTCGTCTTCTTGCTGATTGGGGACTTATTACTGTAGTCAATCAAGATAAGGTTGCAGATATTGCTCCACTGAATCAAATCAAAGTTCTTGCATATAAGGATAAAGGTGATTGGATTTTGGAACAAAAATATAATATTGGTAAAAAAGGAAGAAATGTAGAGACTGAATAAATAGTTTTGTGCCATTCGTGCGGCACTCTACAAAAGTCGGAACACCCTAAAGAGAAGTTCGGTTTTTACCTTGCTTCTCTTTTTGCTTTATGGTTAAATAATAATGGATGCCTTCGGGATCCACACAAAACAAACTCGCTTTAAAAGGAGCTACTATAATGACTAACCTAATGCGTTATACTGCTGCGGATCTTCCTGCTTTGATGGATAAGATCACAAAGAACAGTATCGGGATGGATGAATATTTTGATCGACTGTTTAATCTTCACGAAACTTCAACAAATTATCCACCTTATAATCTTATTCATGTAAATAATGTTGAATCTCATTTAGAGATTGCATTGGCTGGATTTAAAAAAGGAGAGGTTAATGTTTTCACCGAGTATGGAAAACTTTTTGTCGAAGGACAACGGGCAGATACCGAGACGGACAGGACGTTTATCCACAAGGGAGTGGCTAGCAGAAGTTTTAAACGAGCGTGGACTCTATCCGACGACACAGAAGTCAGGGATGTTGTATTCGAAGACGGACTTCTACGGATCGTACTTGGGAAAATAGTACCAGAGCATCATGCCCGTAAGGATTATCTTTAAATAAAAATAAAAAATGAAATCTTTCGACGAGTTCAAAACAATTGCATATAGGGAAGCAATCCCACATACTGTTTATTCTCAAGGAAAACAAAAGCAAGTTCCAAAAGGAAAAGCAGTTCCCGTAAGAAGTCGTTCAAGTGCTGGTGGTAATGGAAATGGTGATGGTGGTGGAGGAGACGGTGGAGAATAAATAGATTTGAATATCGTCGGTGTTATGCCATAGAGGAGTTCTGGCAAAATCCAGGTTGACTCCTCCTTTTTTTGTACTATAATAATAAGAGGTATGGAGTAAAAAATGACTATTAAATTAATGCTTTTTAAATCTGGAGAAGATTTAATCGCGGATGTTGCAGAAATGGTTGTTGGTGAAGATGAAGAAAGTAAAAGAACAGTCGGATATTTTCTCACTAAACCTTGTATAGTAAAGATGAGAAATCCAACCCAAGTTGAAGATGCTGAGAATAAAAAAACTGGATTTGAAGTTTCTCTTTTTCCTTGGATTCCCCTTTCTGCCGACGAAAAAATTCCAGTTCCTGCAGATTGGTTAGTTACTATGGTAGAGCCAACTGCAAAATTAAAAGAAATGTACGTTAAAGATGTTTTAGACTATGGAAAAGAAAACAATAAAGATCATAGCGTTGATGAACAACCTGATTCTGATAAGCAAGATTGAAGAGATTGGTGCCGATATTGGAGAACCTGACTGTAAGTTGGTTGATCCATTTGTGGTGAAAAGTGATCAAACTTTGGAACCATTTCTTTGTGGGTACACGAAAGAAAAAACTTTTATGATGAGTTCGGATAAGATTCTGACACTTGCAGATCCAACTCCAACTCTACTTGAAAAATATGAGGACCTGATTAAAGAATGACCTAAACATTTTTTTTCTTTTTGTACCTAACATACCATCCCGTGTATCTTCCGGTCTTATAATTTCCATTATTTTCGCCAGATACATCTGAGTAATCTCTTTGTTTGCGAGTTCCATTCTCATAAGATTTTTTTAAACTTTCACTTCTTTTTATATTGCTTTCTATTGAATTGGTTTTTCCTTTTCTGTTTGAAGTTTTTCCCTTTTTTGCAAGTGACATTTTTTCTTTAGTTTCTTTTGAGAATTCTTTAGCAGTTTCTCCACCGCTTGTTAAATTGTATCCTTCAATCATAGTGTTATAAAAACTTATCCAATATGATTCTCTTTCATCTAAAATATCAGGTGAACACTCTTCTAGAATTTCGATTCTAAAATCTTCTCTTGCGTATTTTCTCATCGCTTTGTATAATGGTCTCGTAAGATTAACATTTTTAGATGATATGAAGTGTTGAGATATTCTTTTTGATAATCTTTGTTTGGTTTGTCCTATGTATTTTTTTCCACTAGGACTTTCTATGGAATAAATTATCGCCATACTAATAAAATTTTTCCTTTATACTTTTATTTATGTCTTTAAGGTTTTATACTAATGTTCAGTTGATTGGAAATCAATTTTTGGTTCGTGGAGTAGATAATGGAAAAAGATTTGAAACTAGAGATGAGTTCTTCCCAACTCTCTTTGTAAAAACTAAAAAAGATTCTAAGTATGGAACATTAAGTGGAGAAGCAGTAGAACCAATTAATCCTGGAACAGTAAAAGATTGTCGAGAGTTCTACAAAAAGTATGATGAAATTGATGGATTTGAGATCTATGGAAATGATCGATATATCTATCAATATATTTCAGAAAAATATCCAGAGGATGAAATCAAGTTTGACATTAGTAAAATTAAACTTGTAACTTTGGATATTGAGGTTGCTTCTGAAGCAGGATTCCCTGATGTAGAATCTTGTTCTGAAGAAATTCTTGCAATCACCATCCAAGACTATACAACTAAGAAAATTGTTACTTGGGGAGTAAAACCTTTTAATCATAATCGTAAGGACTTGACTTATCACCATTGTCCTTCTGAATATGAACTTCTTAATCATTTCATCAACTATTGGATGTTCAATGTTCCAGATGTAATTACTGGATGGAACATTCAGATGTATGATGTTCCTTATATTTGCAAACGTCTGAATCGTGTGCTTGGTGAAAAATTGATGAAACGTTTTTCCAACTGGGGATTAGTTACGGAGGGAGAAGTATTCATTAATGGTCGTAAGCACACTGTGTTTGATGTTGGTGGATTGACTCAACTTGATTATCTTGACCTTTATAAGAAGTTTACTTATAAGGCACAAGAATCTTATCGTCTTGATTACATTGCTGAAGTGGAACTTGGGCAGAAAAAACTTGACCACTCCGAGTTTGACACCTTCAAGGATTTTTATACTCAAGGATGGCAGAAGTTTATTGAGTATAACATTGTTGACGTGGAACTTGTTGACCGATTGGAAGACAAGATGAAACTCATTGAGTTAGCACTCACCATGGCTTATGATGCTAAGGTAAATTATGCTGACGTTTTCTATCAAGTGAGGATGTGGGATAATATTATCTACAATTATCTTAAGAAACGTAACATCGTTATCCCCCCGAGGAATAAATCCCAGAAGAACGAAAAATATGCGGGGGCATATGTCAAGGAACCAATTCCGGGAAAGTATGACTACGTGGTAAGTTTTGACTTGAATTCACTTTATCCGCACTTGATTATGCAATATTCAATTTCGCCCGAAACTCTTGTGAGTATGGATGATATTAATAATCGTATTGCGGAATTAGAAAAAATGTTGTAGAATATCCACACATTATAAATAATAAAGTGTGGATAAAACTAAATGCAACCAAAATTCAATATAACAAAAGAACAGTTAAAACAACTTTATATTGTTGATAACAAAAGTAGAAAAGAGTGTGCTGAATTTTTTGGTTGTTCTGACCCACTTATTAAGCAAAAAATACAAAAATATGGGTTGCAAAAACCTAAACATTTGGAGAACAAAAATAAAGAAAGAAAAGAAACTCTTTTTTGTGAAAATTGTGGTTCTCCATTCACTGTAAGTAGATTTAGAGCAACAAGTGAAAAATGGAAACTTCGGTTTTGTTCTCATTCTTGTTCTTCTAAATTTAGATATTTGGGTGAAGAGCATAAAAGAGCGGTTTTGAATTCTATTTCTGCTCGCAGAAGATGTAGAATGAGAGATGCTTTTGATGAAACTTCAAACCAACAAAAAATAAATGAAATATATTGCGAAGCAAAAAGATTAACTGAAGAAACTGGTATTCCTCACGAAGTAGACCATATTATTCCAATTTCAAAAGGAGGAAAACATCACGAAGATAATTTACAAATTATCACGATGAGTGAAAATCGTAAAAAACATAGTAAAATTATCTAAAATGACTTACGAAGAAGAATACCAACCAAGAAATAGAGAAAAATCAAAACAAGCAAAATATGGAATGATATGGTGTGCTTATTGTGATAGAGATATGGTAGGAGATATTGGTAAATGTTCTTACTGTGGAAGATTTAATAACAGAAAGAAAATTCGCTATGAGTAATAATATGTGGAAAGATGTTCGTAAAATGTCTTCTAAAGAAATTAAAGAAGAGTTGGAGGCACTTAAGAAAGTAAGAGAACTTTCTAATAAAGCAAATGTAGATAAACTCCTAAAACAAGAGTTAGATTTAGAACCTTTACAAAAGGTAAATCTTACTATGACTGCTAATGGAGCACTTTATCGCAGAGTAAAAGGTATGCTTCCCGAACTAATGGAAAAAATGTATCAAGACCGAGTAATCTTCAAGAAGAAAATGATTGAAGCGAAAAAAGAATATGAGAAAACCAAGAACAAAGAACTTGTAAAAGAAATTGCCCGTTGTAATAATATTCAGATGGCAAAGAAGATTTCTCTGAATTCTGCTTATGGTGCTATTGGGAACCAGTATTTCCGTTATTATAAACTTGAGAATGCTGAAGCAATTACTCTTTCAGGTCAAGTCGCAATTCGTTGGATTGAAGGTAAGTTAAATCAATATCTCAATAAACTTCTTAAAACTCAGGACGTTGATTATGTTATTGCTTCAGATACTGATTCCGTTTATCTTAATATGGGTCCTGTGGTTGAAACTGTATTCAAAGGAAGAGAGAAAACTACTCAAAGCATTGTTTCGTTCCTTGATAAGGTCGCTTCAATGGAACTTGAAAAATATATTGAAAGTTCTTACCAAGAACTGGCTGACTATGTGAATGCGTATGACCAGAAGATGCAGATGAAGCGTGAGAACATTGCTGATCGTGGAATATGGACTGCTAAGAAGCGTTATATTCTCAATGTATGGGATAGTGAAGGTGTTCGCTATGAAGAACCTAAACTGAAGATGATGGGTATTGAAGCAGTTAAGTCTTCAACCCCTGCCCCTTGTCGAAAGATGATTAAAGATGCTCTTAAGTTGATGATGAGTGGAACTGAAGATGAAGTGATTGAATTTATTGATAAGTGTCGTGAAGAATTTAAAAAACTTCCACCTGAACAAATATCATTTCCACGTTCAGCATCTGATGTTCAAAAATATAAATCTTCTGCAGACATTTATATCAAAGGCACTCCCATTCATGTTCGTGGGGCATTATTGTTTAATCACTATATTAATATGAATAAACTTACAAATAAGTATTCTCTTATTCAGAATGGAGAAAAAATCAAGTTTATCTATTTAAAAAAACCAAATATTATTCATGAGAATGTAATTTCTTTCATTCAAGAGTTTCCAAAAGAACTCAACCTTGACAAATACATAGATTATGAATTACAATTTGAGAAAGCATTTCTAGAACCACTCAAGATTATTCTTGATTCGATTGGGTGGAGTGTAGAAAGGACTAATAGTTTAGAATTATTTTTTGTATAAGAAGTATTATGGATTTTCTTGCTGATATTGTAAAAGAAATCGGTGGCGAGTATACGCAACTTGCAACAGATATTGATGAGACTGAGACTTATGTTGACACAGGTTCGTATATTTTTAATGCACTGGTTTCAGGTAGCATATTTGGTGGTGTATCTGGGAATAAGATTACTGCTATTGCTGGAGAGTCTAGTACTGGAAAAACTTTTTTCAGCCTCGCCGTTGTTAAGAATTTTCTTGATACCAATCCCGATGGTTATTGTCTCTACTTTGATACTGAAGCTGCTATAACTAAATCTCTTCTAGAGAGTCGTGGTGTAGATACTCAACGCCTTGTAGTTGTGAATGTTGTAACTGTTGAAGAGTTTCGTAGTAAGGCACTTAAGGCAGTTGATATTTACCTGAAGAAAAAAGAGGATGAAAGAAAACCTTGTATGTTTGTTCTTGATTCTCTTGGAATGCTTTCAACCAATAAAGAAATTGGAGATGCTCTTGCCGAAAAAGACTCAAGAGATATGACAAAGGCACAACTGATTAAAGGTGCTTTTCGTATGTTGACTCTCAAGTTGGGGCAGGCAAGCATTCCAATGATCGTGACAAATCACACTTATGAAAGTATGAGTTTATATGGTGGCAAACAAATGAGCGGTGGATCAGGAATTCAATATGCTGCCTCTACAATCATTTATCTTTCCAAATCAAAAGAGAAAGAAGGAACAGAGGTTATTGGAAACATTATTCGCGCCAAAACACAAAAATCACGTTTGAGTAAAGAAAATCAAGAAGTTCAAATTCGTTTATATTATGATGAACGCGGTCTGGATCGATATTACGGACTACTTGAACTCGGTGAGATTGGAGGTCTGTGGAAAAATGTCGCAGGTCGTTATGAGATTGATGATAAGAAACTTTATGCCAAGCAAATTCTTAAAGAACCCGAAGTGTATTTTACTGAAGAAGTGATGCAAAAGTTGGACGAAATCGCACGTAACGAATTTAGTTACGGGTCATAATCAATTTCTATCTGATGATAAAGATTCTAAAAACAGGCATTAATGTATTTAAAGTTGTAAATCAACTTAAAAAATATCCACAGGATTGGGATCATCAGAAACATCTGAAGAATTCTCAGTCCTTAGTTGATAGAGGATTTGCTGACTTGCCAGTGAGTGCTCTTCAACTTATAATGGGTGGGGTTAAAAGTAAAAAAGACTTTGTTGGAGATTCTGAAATCAACATCAAAACTCCAGCATACGAACATCACAGTGAAATCAGAAAGATTATACGCAAGCACTTTGGGAATAGAGAACTACATCGTTGTGGATTTCTTTCTCTTCCTGTTGATGAAATCGTTGGTGCTCACATTGATGAAGGTACTTATTACTTAACAAGAGACAGATATCATCTTTCCATTGTTGGAAGATATCAATATTTCTGTGGAACTGATAGCGTGATTATAGAACCTGGAACTCTTTTGTGGTTTAATAATAAGATACCTCATGGAGCCGTAAATATCGGTGATGAAACAAGAATAACCTTTGTATTTGATATGCCACATGGACCAAGTTGAATTTCTTATTCTCCGTAATCTTTTACATAATGAGCAATATATTAGAAAAGTAATACCTTTCATCAAATCTGAATATTTTGAAGATCAAAATCAAAAGATTGTATTTGAAGAAATACTTTCTTTTGTTCAAGAATATAATCAACCAGCAACAAAAGAAGTTCTCTGCATTGAGGTTGAGAAAAGAGCAGATATTAATGAGCAATCTTTCAAAGAAATCATTCAAATAATTTCTTGCCTAGAAGATGTTCCAGCAGAATTTAATTGGTTAGTTGATACTACTGAAAAATGGTGTCGTGATCGTGCCATTTACTTGGCACTTATGGAATCTATTCATATTGCTGATGGAAAGGACGAAAAAAAGAATCGTGATAGCATTCCTTCTATTCTCTCTGATGCTCTTGCTGTAAGTTTTGATAATCATATCGGACACGATTACTTACAGGATTATGAACAAAGATATGAGTCTTATCATAAAAAGGAGGATAAAATTGAATTTGATCTTGAGTACTTTAACAAAATCACGAAAGGTGGTCTTCCTAACAAGACTCTCAATATTGCTCTCGCTGGTTGTGTTCATCCAGAAACCAAAGTTAAAATTAGGTTTAGGAAACGTAGTGCCATTTAGATTTTTTTGATTTACATCTTTGAACCATTGCTCCAACTGTGATATTATTTTTTAATGCCGCATCAGTAATAGAATCATAAATGTTTATTCCATCACTAACTTTTCTTCTTCTTGATGATGGTTTATTTGTTTTTATTCCTTTATTTGGACTCTCTATTGGTGACCCAAAAATGTATCCTTTTTCTAAATAAAAATCAATATCTTTCGGACTTACTCTTATAAAAGTAGTGTCTCCTGGTCTGTGCATAACTTTTTTACCTTTGTGTGATTTTCCACCAAGAGATGCCCATTCTTTGTGAAGTTCTTTATTATTTTTATATTGATGAAATCCTAATCCAAGTTCTGCTTGCTTTTTTCCTCCAATTTTTCCTTTTTTAGATGCTTGAGTTTTTCTTATCTCTTTTGGAATATAAAATTTTTTTCTTAAAAATTGAGCAGACCATAAATCATTTACATTGTGATTTATTTTCCATAGCAAATAATGAACTATGAAATGTTCTCTTTCAGTTAAGTATGAAAAATTTTCTTCATTATCACCACCCCCAGAATGTTTTGGTATAATATGGTGTTTATGCAGACCACTTTTTTCCTTATACTCTAGTTTTCTTTTACATCCTGCTTCTATTATGTTATGATGTATTTGATTAAACATTATACTCCCTGCTAATACTATTATTTATATAAAATGTGGATTGAAAAAGAAACATCAATTGCTGAAATCAAAACATTACTTGATAATGGATATGAAGTAGAAGTTGATTCACCTGATGGATATGTTCCTGTTAATTTTTTTATTAATAAGGGAATGTATGATGAATATGTTTTAAAGGTTGATGGATATGAACCAATCAAATGTAATGCAGATCATTTATTTGAAACATCTTTTGGATGGATGAAAGCATCTCATCTTTATGAAAAATACCAGATAATGCATTTTCTAACAGAAAATGGTTATAAACTTGGTAGTGTCTTTAAAACGGGAAATCAAATACCTATTGTAGATATTAATGTAAATCATCCAAATCATAGGTATTATACTAATGGTATTTCCTCTCATAATACTGGAGTTGGAAAATCTTTGTTTATGTGTCACGTAGCAGCATCAGTTCTTCTACAAGGACGGAACGTTCTGTACATTACGCTGGAAATGGCAGAAGAACGCATTGCTGAAAGAATTGACGCAAACCTCCTAAATGTACCTATTCAAGATATTGTTGATCTTCCAAAGCAAATGTTTGAAACTAAGGTTACAAATCTTGCTAAGAAAACTCAAGGTACTCTTATAATTAAAGAATATCCAACAGCATCCGCACATGCAGGTCACTTTAAGTCACTTCTTAACGAACTTTCACTTAAGAAGTCATTTAGACCTGATATTATTTTCATTGATTACCTTAATATTTGTGCTTCCAGCAGGTATAAAGGAAATAGCAATATCAATTCTTATACATTTGTCAAAGCAATTGCTGAAGAACTTAGGGGACTTGCAGTGGAGTTTAATGTCCCTATCGTCAGTGCGACACAGACGACAAGAAGTGGATTTGGTTCATCTGATCCAGAATTGACCGATACAAGTGAGTCCTTTGGTCTTCCTGCTACTGCCGATCTTATGTTTGCCCTTATTAGTACAGAAGAACTTGAAGGTCTTGGACAGATTCTTGTAAAACAACTTAAGAATCGTTATAATGATCCTACCATTCATAAAAGATTTGTGATTGGTATTGACCGTGCAAAAATGCGTCTTTATGATTGCGAACAATCTGCTCAACAAGATATCCTTGACAATGGAAAGGATGAAGAGTATGATTATGAAGAAAGAAAACCTAAAAAATCATTTGAAGGATTTAAATTCTAATATGACTCAAGTTATTGATACAAACAAATATATTGAATTCGTTCGTCAAACTACAAGTCCAGCAAGCAGTGATTTTGCTCAACTACTTGCTCGTATGACTGAACTTGAAGCAACTAATGATGCTGATGTTCCTCGTCTTCTTACTGCTGCCCTTGGTATGAGTGCAGAGTGTGGAGAACTGGTAGAAATTATCAAGAAAATTCTACTGCAGGGAAAATCTTATAATGAAGATAATGTTATTCATATGAAAAAAGAAGCAGGTGATGTGCTTTGGTATATGTCTCAACTTTGTATTGCTTTAAACACTACATTTGAGGAATTGATGGAAATTAATTATCAAAAACTATCAGCAAGATATCCGGAAGGAACTTTCTCTGTCTATAAATCAGAAAATAGGGCAGAAGGAGATATTTGATTTATGGAGGTTGAAAAACCTCCTTTTTTGTTATTTCTGTAATCTCTATAATTTATAAATAATAATAGAGTTAAAGGTAATTATGAATTATATTGTATATGCATATTGTAATGAATTTGGAAAATTTTATTATATTGGTAGAGGAAGAGTAGGTAGAGAAATAGAAAATCATAAAAGGATAAAAGTTCCTCCAAGAGAAAGAATTTCAATACTACATAAAAATCTAACTAAACAAGAAAGTGTTGATTATGAAAAAGGTTTAATTAAATTTTATGGAAGAAAAATTGATGGTGGAATATTAGAAAATTTAAGTATAGGTGGGCATTGCGGTTCTGAAGGAGTTCCTCCTTGGAATAAAGGTAAAAGGTGTGGATATATTTCAGAATCAAATAGTAAAAGAATTGGAGAATTACATCCACTTTATGGTAAATCTTTATCAAGAGAGATAAGAGATAAGATTAGTCAATCTAATAAAGGAAAAAAACATACCGAAGAATCAAAAAATAAAATTAGTGAGAGTAATCTTGGAGTTAAAAAAACAGAGGAGCATAAAAAAAATATAAGTAAAGGTAAAAAAGGTATGAAGCAATCTGAAACTCATAGACAAAATAATTCTAAAAGTAAGTGTAAGTTTTTATATAAAATTGAAACGCCCACTGGAGAAATTGTTGAAACTGAAAATATGAGGAAATTTAGTATTGAAAATAATCTACCTCCAGCATCTATGCATAGGTTATCTACTGGTCAGTATATTGAATATCGTGGATATAAATTAGTTGATAAAATTGAGTTAATAGTAAAACCAACTTGACTTTATTTTTTTGTGTGGTATAATCAAATAGAAAAGGAGAAAATATGAAAACACTAACATCTTTTATTGCTCCAGAAAAAGCAAAGTTTATGTTTCAAAGCACATCACAAGGACCTGTAATGTGGGTTGTATCAGATGAAGGAAACCAAAAACTTTTTAGGTTTCGTGGAAAAACAATTCGTGATAAAGATAAGAAGTTTTCGCATATGAAGTATTATCTGGAGGAAGTATGACTAAAGAAAAGCAAGTAACTATTAAAATAGATGTGCGTTCTGCAGCAGCGGTTCGTCAAGTTCTCTTTGATGCACAAAAGGGATATACTTATGATGAAGTATGTGTTCCTTCACGGATTACTGATATTCGCAAAGTAATTCAAGACCTTGATGATAATATTGGTGCTGCTCTTGGCACAGAATAAATAAAAACAAAAATGTCTTTAATTGGAAAAAGAAAAGGAAGACCAACTACAAAGTATCAATTTGAATCAATTCTCAAAAGGTTTTTGGTATTTCTAAAAAGAGAAATTAAATTCTATTATGATGTTCCAATTATTCTTGTGGATGACGTAGATTTTTGTAAAAACAATAAAACTTTTGGGTTAATGTACCCGGATAAAATTGTGATTAGTGTTGTTAATCGTCATCCAATAGACATTTTAAGAACAGTAGCGCACGAATATATTCATCATAAGCA